TATATTCTAAACTACCAAACAATCCCTCCCAGGCCGCAGCAAAACTTGAGCCACTGCGCATTTTGTCGGCAATGTACCTATCGGTCATTGTTGGTCGGAGTTGACCAATGATTGTTTCACCGGCCATGTTAAGAGCACGGATCGCTGAGGGATAGAGCGAGTTGATGTCAATTGATCCAATCCAGTCGTGAAGACCTTTTTTAGGATAAGCAACATAGGCACCTGCGGCTTGCGTATCTTCATCTGTGAGTCTTTCTCTACGGTTGGGCACTACCAAACCACGTTCGTGGGCTTCGTTAATAATTGCTTGTTCAGTCACTGCCACTGCGCCCATTGTGGTTTGCAGCAACACAGTATTTTCATGTGCCAGTGTGTTGGCAAGATCCAAGAACTTTAGCTTCTTGTCTAATTTGGCCAACAACGCAACGTCTTGACGGTTATAGTCAATGAACGTTTTGAAGTTTTGATTGTAGAGTTGATCAAGTGTGCCTTCAAACGCTGTTTTGCCCCCAACATCTTCGTATTCACCAATGGCATCCAGGCTATAACTATGACGTTCTTCGTATGTGTATTTGCGATACAATTGCATATAGTCCATGTGTACACGGCCTACGAGGTCATACGTCTGTGCCTCGGCGCCAAATCTTTCAAATGTTCGCTGCTTGGGGAACTGTCCCCATAGACAAAATTTACGTGTGTCGTCTTTGCTGAGAATCTTGATCACACGATTCACTGTGTAGGGAATATCATAGCCTTCGGAGTTCCAGCCACTCAACACATCAGCGTCATCAATGAGATCCAAAAACATCTTCAACATTTCTGCTTCGGATTCAAACAAGAAAGTGTTGTCAAAGTCTGCCACTAGTTCTTGGGCAGTTTCCATGCTCATATGGCGCGGCGGTATAGCCAGTGTCACTAATTGATCCAACCAACTCAGGTACACTGATATTGCTGTGATGGGATTGAATGGGTCGTCGGGTCTTGAATAACCCTTTTCCGGATCAAAGTCAACTTCAATGTCAAAGAACGCTGCATGTATGCGCGGTGCATCTTGCCCTTTGTAGTTGTCCTCTAGACAACGAAACACCGGATTGATATCAGATTCATAGAATCGTTTACCGTTTTGTATGCGCAGTTCTTTGCGGAACTCTTTGTTGCTGCGTGTGGAGAATCTAGACACAGGATTTCCATAGATGCTTTGAAACTTCCCACGTGGATCATCATAATAAAAAATGTAGTTGGCCGGATACTCTTGGTACTGCCGAATACCCTCACGGCGTTCAACTACATGGATGCAATCGTGCTCACGATCAAATAAGGCGTCAACATAACTCATGTGTAAATTATAATGTAATTAATGCTAATAATCAAATCACAAACCTCCAAATAACAACACATCTGGTTGATCTCGGACTTGATTTAATTGTGTTTGGGCTTCGGTGTATTGCGGATGAAAACTATCAAACACATCTAGTTCAAAAAATCTTTCTGTACTAAATGTGCCCCAATTATGGATTCGGGCATACTCAACACAATTGGCTCCAAAGGCATGAGCCATGTCATAAAATTCCACAATTTCTTTGTAATTATCAAGTTGTGTGATCATGCGTAAATGCAATTTGATACCTTGTTCGGCGCACTGCCGTTGTGCCCAGGTCAAAGTGTGTTGCATATCACGCCAAGCACCACCTCTACGCAAACGTTCGTAGGTGTTGGCTTGAGCAGCATCTACTGTGATGGTAATTTTTTCTACATGTTTGGTCATTGCACCCAACCGATGCCAACGTTGGGGCATTAACAGTCCATTGGTCTGTATGCAAATTTTTAAGTTTGGAAAGTCGTTGCTGTTGATACTGCTGACAAATCGCAACAACATGGGACTGGCAAACAACTCGCCGCTGGTGCTGAGATGCAATCTAATTGTTTGCTCTGTGGGCAATGAGAATAAGTTTTGCTTGAGGCGTTGTCCTAGTTCTTCTTGTCGCTGGCGTTCGTCTTCGGTTGTGAGTTGAACTTCAGTGCGACAACTTGGGCAGCTGAGATTGCAAGTGACATCACCGGCAAAAAATATTTCATGTGGCATTGTCCAACGTTGACTGTCAACCAACTGCCATTGCACTGCCTGAGGTATGTTATTGACGTTGTTGAGTCCGTTGCTGCGAATGATCCCACAGGTGTCGGCATCACAATAGGTATAACTGCCATCAGCAATACTGCGTCTAATATCTTGTGCCAGAGCTGAACTCAACAATTCACTGATAGAATTGTCAAACAAATTGCCCACAGTGGCCGGCATCCAAGCAGCACAGCCGCAGAGTCTGACTTGTCCGGTATAGGTTACTTCTATTGATACAAACGGACTAAGGCAGATTTTCCCTGCAAATTGCTTGGGAGGAAATTGTTTTGGTTCTAGACGCAGTATTACAGGGTGCGTCAAAGAGTTTTGCCTACTGTGGTCAAGATATCTTCCAACAGGGCATGATCCTGCTGAGCTTTTCCAAATTCAGCTTTGTGTGCAACTTTGATGGCTTTTTTGAGCACTGCTGATTTGATTTCTAATTCTTCAGCAATGGCTTTGATAGTGTCATTGAGACCACCATTGAGCGTTTCAACTTCATGCATGACCTGCATACCTTCGTTAATGAGTTGAGTTAGTTTGGCTTTTTGTTCACCGGTGAATGATCGACTGTCCATTTAATATCTCCAAAAAAACAATTATATATTAAACTAACAACGGTGTCAACGGCGATATCGTCGAACGTGATGAAAAATACGTGGGGTTTTGTTGTTACGAGTGCCTGGATCGCCCCCTACGTTAACGCGAAGATTGGGACTAATATTTTTAGTAAAAGCATTGATATAAAGTGCTATTCCACCATTGGTGGTGCGTATTAAACACAGCCCTTGATTATTGGTGACCATGTATATGGGCAGTCCATCTTCGTCATTAGTGACATACAGCATTTTTATTATTATTATAATGCTCACTTTGTACTACAGGGTAGCGATCTGTAGTGTCAGGCAGCAGCCGCCCAACCGTTCCTTAGCGGTCCTAAGGTGGTGTCTGGTTCTCTCGTGCAGTCGCTACCAATTCATCTAACTTGTGTCGTGCTTCGTTCCAATTATTGGCTTGAATATTAAACGTTTCAGACACTGGATCGCCGTTGGGATCGGCCCCAATCACGGCTTCTAATGTGTAAGTGATCATTTGGGCACACAGTTGTTGACTCTGACACCGCCCTTGACTTTGGTCTTGGGGTTGCCAATCTTCTTGCCTGTCCAGCATTTGGGATCCAAGCGAACTTTTTCTTCTTTGACCGCAGAGTCATCACCATATGCTGCGGGATTCTCTTTTTCAAACTTTTCACGTTCGGCTTTTTGCTTGGCGATTAAATCAGTGAGTCTTTTAGCAGCAGCGTCAGGATCAAAGCCTGCACGTTTCAGGCCCTGGTTGAACTTTTCACGTGCGGTTCGTGTTGGTTCTTCGGCAATGTTTTTGATGGGCTGGTACTTGGCCATGATAGAGTTGATGATAGCCTTTTTATGTTCAGGAGCAGCATCGCTCTGCGCTACCTTCTTAAGAAGTTCAATGACTTCGGGTGGTAACTGTTGATTTTCATTCATGCCTAAACGTTGTTTGGCTTTGGCCAATCCCTCTGGACCGGTTGGACTCTTGCTGCGTTCGTGCTCAAGATCTCGTGTGGACACTTTCCAATCACCACCTTGAGCTTTGCGTTGCACTGCTGGAATCTTGCTCTTGTCAACGGTGTCTTTGTATTCGACTTCGTCTACTTCTCTACGATAGTTTGCATCATAGTCATCAATCCCCAATGGTGCTGCTCGTGGTATGCTATGTGGTCTTCCAAAATCTCTATTACCCGGAGTGGTATGACCTGTGCTACCGCCGCCTGGGCGTGCCCCTGGCACACCTTTTGTGGTTTTTCGTCCTGGCATTCCATATGATCCACGCTTGATACCAGCACCACCACTTGGCTGGGGTGCTTGTTTGGCTTTTATATAAGCATCCAATTCGTCAAAGCCTTCGGCTACATCTTGCTTGACATGGACAGTTGTGTTCTTTCCATTTCTGTTGTTTCGTAATTGAATGTGCTTGCCCGGTACAACATCTTGTACAGCTTCCCAATTACCGGATTGGATTAACTTCATGATTTGTTTGGTTGACAATGACTTATAACCGTAGCCATCATCAGAAACTTCTGCTACGCCTTTGTTTCTGATGCTGAGTTTATCAGCAGGATTACCACCACCAAACATACCACCAAAAGCATCACGTGCCTGTTGTTTGGTATCTGTTTTTTGTTGTTTGGCTACTTGTCTTTTACCGGTGATACCTTTAAGCATCTTGTCAAACTTTGGATCACCGGTTGTTTCTGTCACACCTTGCCCGGCCTCATCTGTTTTCTGTTTAGGATATCCGTGTTTAATATCTAGGGTATATCCTGATATACCTTGCTTGTCTAAAACAGCAGAAATAAATTGTTCAGCTTCTTTAGCATTAGAAAATTTATCTCCTAGATTGTATTTCCTGACTTCACCGTCAATCTGTACATAGGCAATTGTTATAGGCTTAACTGGTTCTTGTGCTGCAGCAGGACTTCCTAAGAGGTTAGCAGCAGCAAGAGCCGCACCTGCTATTTTACTTTTCAAGCCTTCATCTACATCTTGCTCGGGTAATTGACCTTCGGGGCCTGTCTTACGATATGGACTAGATGCTTTCATAGTATCCATGCGACTCTTATTCAAGGTACCTTTCCGGCCTACACGATCAGTTTTGTATAGATCATCCGACCCTGCAACAGTTCTTCCACCAAGTTTATCAAAATCTCGTGCTTTGCCGGTGTTTGGTCTAACCGGTACTGTGATATTCTTCAACACATTCATGGCATCACCAATGGAATTGAAAGCATCAGTTACATCACCGCCGTGATAACCATCTCGGTCTTCAAACTCTATTTGTATGCGACCAGTTTTCTCAATGTAATAGACTGTTCCTTGAGCGTCGTGACCGCCTTCACGGTCATCAAACTCCCAAATTCTTATGTCAGGATTGGTTGATTCTACTTCATGCCAACCGTGTAGATTTTCAATGGCTTGTGCAAAATCACCTTTGCCTTCAGATACACCTTGCCGACCAGGAGTAATATAACCTTGATTGGTTCTAAGATTAAATTCACCCATGGTCTCACCGTCCCAGCTTTGTGCCACCAAACGATTTCTATCCTGTTGAGGATATACTCGGCCACCTGCTGCAGCGACTTCGTCACTCCAGGTGCTATAGTCTGTGACTGGTGTTTTATTTTCAAACAGTTGTCGGAAATTCATTGGAATGTCCTATCGTTCTTCTATGTAATCTTGATCTTGCATTGCGGGTGCCATTACACTGCGGCGTGCTAGATACATTTCACAGGCCATGGCAGCTTCATCCAATGAATCAAATTTTGATTTAAGTGGCTTGCCTTTGACTGTGATACGGAATCCGTCATCTTCGTTGCCGTGAATTTTAATTTCATTGCCGTCGTCAGTGCGAATTGTTTTAACTGGTAATAATTTTTCTAAAGGATCTTTTTGTAGGTTGGCCTTGGCTTTGTTGATGAGCTGGCGATCCTGCCCCACCAATTGATCTTCCACACTCTTGAGATAGTCGTTGAGACCTTTTTTAACTTTGCTCAACAGGTCTTCGTTCTGTGGATGAGCTGTGCTAGAGTCTTTGGAATCACAAATGCATTGTGATTCTACTCTGTCGCAAGCATCACAATATGCATCTTTGCTTTCACCACCTACAAAATATCCTGCTGTGGGATGCTTGGGATCCTTCTTGCTGCCCAACACTGGGCTGATGTTCTTGGGCTTGAACAATGCCGGCAATTCAGGCACTGATTTTTGTTGAGCATTGAGTCCAGACTTAGGCAATGCCGCAGAGGTTGCACTGCCTTCAATTAAATTCAAACGGTCAATGATGTCACGGATGTTGCTCATGCGCGGTTGTCTTTCAAGAAGCTGCGCAACATCCATGAATGTTTGCCATGTGCGTCCAGGCGTTCGGCAATGAAGTTTGCAATGCCTTGTTGATTCTCTTGTTCAGCCTCGGAAAAACATTGATTCAATAAGTCAATGACTTGGGTGTTGTTGCTGAGTAATTCTTCAAGCATTAACCGAGCACGGGGTACTTTGGTTTGTCCTTGAATAACACTGAGTTCGGCAAATCTCTCAAAACTACCTGGAGCGTATTCATCTAGGGTACGAATAAATTCAGCACAGCGATCAATGGCATTGCCGTTGACTTCTTCATACAGCTCACCAAAGAACTCATGCAATTGTGCAAAGTCCGGGCCTTCCACATTCCAGTGAAAGTACTGCGACTTGGTCGCAAAAGCATACTCAGTAGCGAGTAAAGTTTTCAAAGCATCACTTAGCACGATTTTTCCTCTTCTTTGGTGTATTTGGCGTGGCCACGTTTGTATATTTACCAGTTAGTAAGTTTCCGCCCATGCGACTCACCGTAGGCATGTGACTCAGCCCGCCCATGGTTGAGGCAATTGATCCTGCGCCTGTTGCCCCTACGCTGACATTTTCATTGATAAATTCACTGGCTCTCATGTTCTGTGCTTCCAATTTTTAATAGTCCACCGCTTTTCATACGTGCTGTACCTTGTGTCACACGCATACTCATCACAGTCAGTTCGGCCAAACAGGGCTGCACCAGTTCAAATTTGATATAGTACTTCCCGGGTATGGCTGAAATTTGAAACATTTCTTCTAGATAATGATCGGTCCAAATCCAGGTACGCTCAGTAAATAGCTCGTCGTTGACATAGGCTCTAAACGTGGGCGGCAGCCCTTCCCATTTACAGTCAATATTACACACAACTTGGACAAATTCGCGGCGCATACCTTATTTAGCTGGCGCATTCTAAGGCCTCCCACTGTGGATTTAACGCTGCAGTGACATCTGTGATACGATTTTTCCCAAATCCCTCTTTTCTACGCAACACTACAAAAGCCATGAATTCTTCAAGTGTTGTCCACTGAGACGTGGGGCGGAACTCATAGGTTCTTTCACCGGCAGCAAATTCAGATTCTAATTCTAAAATTACACTCAGTAAATTGTTGGGCTGGGTCAGTACAAGTTTGCTCTTGATATTGGGATCTGTGATCCACGCCTGTTGTAATTCAATTATCTGCCAGCCCAACGTTCCAGTATATACAGAGAGGAACCACTGAGACAAGCGTTGACAGCTCTGCTGATAGTCTTGAAATAATGCTTGAACTGTGTTCCAAATACTGTAATATCCTGTGCTCTGTTGACGTAGATAAAATGCTTCAACGTCCTGTTGAATACTGTTGATTTGCTGTTGAAAGAATGTGTCATTGGACAACCATTGTTCTAGGCTCTCGTATATCTGTTGATAACTCCAGCCCTGGCCGTGCAGATATCGTGCATAGATTTCAGTCCATCCGTGATGATGAAACGACACAATCATCCAACTAAACATTGTGGCTGCCACATGCTCTTGAGCTGTCATTGTGCTGTGACTCATTACAATGTGCTGCTTTTCATTGATACCTGTGACTTCACATTGCCAATAATCTTCTATCACCGCGCTTTGAATCTCATAGTCTTGATGTTTGATCCCTAGTTCACTGTTTCTAAGAAGTTCTACTGGGAATACAAACACACACCCATGCTGGCCCATCTCCAATAATTCATAATGTCCTTGGCGCCAGGACTCCACAGTTTCCAAGGGCAGACCTAATATTAATTCAGTGTAGAAAGGAATTTGTCTGCGATTGCAGTCATGAAATAATGAACTCAAGTCATTGATGTGCATGTTCTTGCGTTTGATTGCAGTGAGTGTGGCATCGTTCATACTCTGCACACTCAGCGTAAGTCCGCGATTTAATCTGTGTTGGGTCAACAATTCGGCAATGTCCAAGACAACTTGATTGGAGTTCTTATACCAGTTGGTGTTGAACTGTTCAGGATAGCCATATTGCTGTTTCACTGATATAAGGTGATTTATTATTTGTCGATCTCGTTCGGGGAACACACCAAAGTTAGCGTCGGCAATCACAAGAAACTCAATTTGATTTTTTCCGGCCCAGGTGATTTCATCTAATACACGATCCAAGGGAAACTTCTTTATTTTGCTGTAAGTAAGACTGCCCCAGTCGCAAAATGTGCAAGCAAACGGGCATCCACGATTGGTTTCAAATGTCATGGCATAACGATGGCTTTGATCCTGGACAATAACATCAAACACACCAGTGAGATAGGGACTGGGAATATCTAATTCTTCCAACCTTCCGGCCACATAGTCCGTTTTCATTGTGCCGGCCAAATGATCCAACAGCATCCGTTGAAATGCCTGTTCACCTTCGTAACGTATGGTGACATCAATCCAAGGTGACTCGGCTCGCCAGGCACGATAGTCTTGTTCTTGATTGGGTACATTGGGACCACCAAACACAATTACACAGTCAGGCCACTGTTGTTTGATGGCTCGTGCCAACTGTAGATTGTACTGTTCGTTCCACACATAGGTACTGAATCCACACACTGCGGGATTGTCAAGACTGCGCACCACTTGATCAATAGGATCACGTAGCAAGCCCAAGCCAGCCAAGCGATAGTTGTCAGCTACCTCTGTGTTGGTCACTGCATAACTCCACAGGCATCCCACGGTGTAGGGCAACCACACCGTGGTCACGGAACCTAGACCTGAGACGAAGTTAGGGGCATAGAGATAGACGTTGCGCTGCATGGGGATATTTACGCTACCCAAGGTAGCAGACAATTAATAAGGGCGGCCTTCGGCTTCGCTCTTGCAACCTTCCCACCAACTGTTGGATTTGCCCAAGGGGCATTGTGCGGGACTTTTTATACCACGTCGTTGTGCCCATTGATCCCCGGCTTGATGGCCTGAGCAATCTTTGGTGCAGGGATATGTTCGCCAAAACAATCCTGTTCCGGCTTCATCAACGCTTTGTGACTTGATCCACTCGTCGGGTGTCTTGCCATAGCGTTTGATAAAGCGATCATGTAACTGCTTGGGAGTGATGTCGTAGTGTAGAGAGATGGCAGTCATTTCACCGTCAATGGTATTGTAGTCGTGCTTGGGATTGGCCTTCAGTGATCTAACTAGATCACGTACCGGGGTTTCAACGATGAATTCAGTGGCTCTCATTTCAAGGGAAATTTCTGACTGGTTGTTGGTGGTTTTTTTACTATGCCGCCACCTGCGGGGTTACCTTGCGCAGTCTTGCCAACCCAATTGGTGGCAGGACCTCCCACTGGCCCGGACATGCCTCTGACTGTGGCACCTGCTGGCATGGTCTGCGCAACTTTTAATTGTGTTGTGGTGTCGGCAATTTGTTTCTGTAAATTAGACTGCACTGATTTACCAAGATTTATAGCATTGTCTACATCGTTGGCAGAAATGACCCCTGCCTGTGCCGGGGTCATACCAAGACTACCTGTGGATTTAGACGACCCAGAAAGAGACTTGACCGGGTTAGTGGTATCAACTGCATCGGTGTTGGCAGCTATGTTGGCTTTCATGGAGTCAATATCCAAGTCAGCGGCTTCAACTATATCACGTATTCTCATTTTTTCTTAGCCCTTCCTGCTTTCATATTAGCCAACCAATGTGCCATGCGTTGCTTTTCACCTGAACTGTTCTTGGCTGTTTTTCGTAGACTACTAACACTGGCTTTGGTATTTACTCCGCTGCGTTTGGCCAGTCCTTTGCGCCCTGGCTTCTTGCCGTCGGCAAAGTTTTCTTTGATGTCAACATCAGGAACATCTACAACCCAAACTTTAGGATCATGTCCTTGATCTAATAGTGTAGCAGTACGAGTGTTACCAGCAATTAGATCCAACTCACCGTTAGACCAACGACCTACAATAGGTAGTTCAACCTTGCCACGATTCACCAGTACAGCCGCTCTTTTTCTTTTTTCTGGTTCTAAATTAGATAAATCACTATCAAAATTGCCAACATCTTTTAAACTTGACCACTTGGCCATACTACCTTGCCGAGCAATCTTGATCCATTGATCCTTGCCTAACTTGTGAAATTCTGGATAACGATTTGCTTCAGGCCATTCGTGTTCTAAATTGGGTTTAGTATAGATCACACCTCGCATTGCGTCTTCCGCCACACCCGGCTTAACAAATTGAACATTTAATTTAGCATTTTTCCACAATGGATTTTTAGGATCCATTCTTTGTTGTAGCAACCATATAGCAGATACCCTATGGGCGCCATCTTCAAACTTACCGTTTAATACTATTGCTGGTGGCAACTTCGCTAAACTTTCTGGATGATCCTTCAAGTAAGTAGCATATTCTATAACCTTTTTAGTGACACCCCAACTATAATCTTTGGCGTCCCAATCATCAACTACATTATTATAATAAGGCACCTCCGGCACAGATGATATAATATCTTTTACAGTCATTTGGCGAGTTTGTATTTTAGCATCGGATCCAAACTGTTTTGGAGCACCTGAACTTGGTCCCGGTTGAGGGAAGCCTTCCGCTACACCTCGCATTACGTCTTCCGTCACACCCGGCTTTAATCTAGTCAACTCGTATTCAACTTGATCACCAAGATCATTAATAAGGGCATCATACCCCCAAGTCCTAGCATAGCGATCAACTAATCTATTATATAATTTGGCTCTGCTTTCACTGTTCTGACCAGGTTCAACGTCTTTGGTTGCTGAGAATGTCAATCGCCATGGGTTGTGTTCTTTAATAAACTTTTGTATAGTATTTAGAACTGTGGCAAATATTCTTTGTGCATCGCCTTCACCTGTTACTCCCTGACTAGGTCCTCGCCAAAATTCAACTTGATATTCGTCATTACCTTGGTTATTAAACATAACTGTCAAGTAAGAACCATCTGGCAATTGTACCAATGAATCATAATCACCATGCTCAGATTCGTCCGACAAATCTACTGCGTAGGGTTGGTTAAACGCTTCTACAATAAATTCTTGTGCTCTCATTGCTGTGCCTTTTTCTCTGCTTGCTCTTTTTCACCAATTGCTGTCCACTTGTCTCTGAGATGATTCAGTAGTTGCTGTAATGTTGTGATTCTGTTGGCTCGCATATAACTGATAATCTTAACAGCTTGGTCATGATCACTGGAGCCGGGTTTTCTGGCATTGCTCATGTCAATGTCTAGATTGTGCAATCCATCAAGCGAATAGTATTTCATATTATAGGCCATGCGATCAGCTTCTTTACTTAACTCATCACTGGCTTTCTTGTGTATCAATTCCAACCATCTTGATAGATATTTTCTTCCATAACTTCTGCGTGAAGGATCCTGTCCTTTTAACAGTGATGCAGCCTGAGCTATAGTGATAGCTTTGCGTGTGTCTTGTAATCTCCAGGCCTGCTCATCGTTGTACAAATAAGCGGGTATGCCCAATCGTTTGGCCAGTATCAATAATTTTCTAACTTCCGGAGATCTATTTTCGTGCTGCTCTTTCAGCAGAACATGAATCATCTTGACACCGCCAGTGGCAATAGTGGGATCACGACTGAACACTCGGTCTTCGCTTTCTCTGCTTCTGCTGCCACCACTGTGTAACCAAGAACGTTCCCAGTAGTCAACCGGCTTGACCGGATAACGCTGCTGCAGCCATTGTCCATCCAACACAAACATCACAGCACCGGTGCCAACCCATCTATGATAATCACCCACACGACTGCGAGTGGTAGATAAAAAGTAAGGATACCCTGGTGGAGCATATTGTTCTTCAGACGGATTGCCTGTGACACTGCTCAACTCAAATTCGCCATTGATGAGTATTTTAAGAGCCGACTCAATGGCGGTGTAATGATACAATATATCAGTGGCACCTTCTGCTATGAATTCAGTGGCTCTCATGATCTACCCAAATGTTGCTACGAAAGGATCGTTAACTACAATAGTACCATCTGCACGTTGCATAAAGTTGCCAGTGTGTAAGTCTAAATAGACTCCTTCTTTATTGGCCATACGCTTGGCTATCTGTATTGTTTTCATTAAGCCTGCTGCTGCTTTAGGACCACCAAGATATTCAATGATTTTCTGAGCCTTGACTTTTTTGTAATAAAATTCTCCTTTATCATAATTAAATTCTTCCACACCCAAGGCACCAATTTTTTTAGCAACTTTCTTAGAATCTATCTTGCCCTTTTCAGCAATATATTTTTCTAACCAAAAAACAATTTTTTTAACATTGTCAGGTAATTCTTTTAAAGGCTCCATACGTATTTGCAAGTATCGTTTCCCATTATAATCAAAACTCTCCCATCCTGAGAATCTG